ATAGCATTATCTGAACCTGATGGAAGACTTGTTATAGCCAATCCTGGTTCAAATTGTCCTGCATTTTCATAATATGGTTGTGTTGTTGAAGGTTTTTTTCCTATTACTTCTTTTGTTCTTTCCAATATATTTGGTTCTATTAATGTTCCGAATTGTGCTTTTGCTCTCGCTGGAATAAATTGTTTCAAAGTTCTAAATACACTACTATCATAGAATGATAATATTCTTAAATAGTCCCAAAAACTATTTGAACCAAAGTATCTTTTAAAGTATTCAAGTCTTTTTTGTTCAAGTGTTCTGTAAGAATATTCAAACTCATCTCTTGGGTCTCCGATAAAATCATCAAAGTCAAAATCTGCTAATGAATACATAATATCTTCATTCACTACATCAGTTGGTGATAAATATATTCCAAGTTTTTCACTATCTATCGGTGCGAAATCCTGTGATGATACTTCCTTTGATACATCTGGATTGAGTTGTGATGTCAATACATTGTTTTCAATTCTAATCTTTGTTGCGTTTCTACGAGTAGAACCAATTTTAGGAACCCTTATTTGTTCTTGGTCTACAATACTCCTAAAGAAATTACCAGTAAATCCATTTACATCCGCACTATGATTTTCATATGTTTTCAGATGTGATGTGTTTGAAGCGGTTGGTGAAGATTGTAAATTTTTATTGTCATTTAATTCATAACGAACTAATAAATTGTCAATAGTAGATGTAAATGTATTTCCATTATATGCTTTTGGTGTTCTAACGTGGTTATCAAATACACTTTGTGATAAGGGTTCTGACCATACACGATATTCCATAATTGAACCTGTAAATTGATTCGAACCAAATCTACTTCCACTACCACCAAGATAAATGTGTCCTGATGAAGTGAATGGACCATTTAAGGTTGATGAAGTAACCTCCATACTTTGACTCTCTGCATATATAACTCGTTGTCTTGTTGAGTCATATTGTTTTGCAGTTATCTCATAACTTGAAGTATATTCAGTAAAATCACTTGCGTGTTCTGGTTCTGAAACTGATGATGACTTCCTTGTCAACATCACACTCCACATATCATCATTATAAAATGGTAAGTTTGATGAAGATATAACTTTCACTCTTCCATCTGAACCACTAATATCAAACTTTACACTTCCCAAATTATCGGTTGCTCCGTTATCTTTTAATGATATAGCGAAGTCCGCATCCTTTTGCAATATAACTTGGTCTTGAGACTTTGGACTTCTAAATCGTACTTCAATCGTATCGGGTATTAATCCGTCCGTGTGTGTTTTCCAAACTGATTTTACATACTGTCCTGATTTGAAATCTAAAGCTCTTGTAAACTTTCTTTTTATTTCATAACTTACTCTTGTTCCTTTATCTGGTCCTCCATATTCTCTAACTCTAAGTATTGAACTCGGTATACCATAACAATTTAAGATTCCTTTCAAAGAGCGTTCTGTTCCTTTTGTTTTAATAAAGAAAGGTAAGTTTGCTAAAATTCTTTTCCATATTTCTTCTGTAACTCTTTCTTGACCAGACTCATATAAACTTGCACCACTACCACTTTGTCCAAAAAGATATTCTGGTAAATCTAATAAGTTATTACCACTTGATAAATCTAATCCAAGTTCTTTTGCGTAATGTCTCGCTATATCTTTTGAAATACCTTCTGATAAACTACTTACTCTTTTGTTTATATCAGTAAAGTGTTTTGTATAAGTCCACACCTCATCAAATTGTTGTCCAACCATATCCATAAATTCTAAGAATACATTGTTTTGTGTGTCTGCATAAATGTGTTCTGGTAAAGAGTTTCTTAATGAGTTTGGATTATTAAAGTCATAAGATGAAGCACTTGATATCATATTATTAAACCAAGTTACTGCAGTTGAACCTGATGTGTGAACTAATGTGTATGGTGAACTTGATGTTTCTTTTGGCCAACTTGTATCGTGAAATAATCCTTCAGAACCACTTGAGAAACTTGAACTCTCATAGTATAAAAAGTTTTCATATGGGTCGAAGGAATCTTTAACTCGTTGTCTTTTTCTTTCTATTTCTTGAATTCTTGTTGTTGCACTTGTAACATTTTCAAGTGAATGACTTGTTGCAGTATGTTCTTCAATTAGTTCTAATTTCTTTTTAAAATTACGAAGTCTTCTTTCAACATTTGAAAAGTGAACAAAGTTTCCAAAACCTGTATCATCTACTTCATAATGTTCGGTAGATGTTTTTTGATAATCAATGTTAGGTTGTACATTAAGTAAACTACCTGATACTAACTCTCTTTCAATTTTTCTATTCAACTCATCATTATCACTCAACAAATTGTTATGTGATTTATAATCAGTAGTTGTTCTGTCTATTGGACTTTGTGTATTATCAAAATCTGCTGGAAGTAAAAATGTATTGTCAGTTCTAACTTTTGGAATTAATGAAATCCTATCTTCATAGTCTGGTAATATTTGTTCTACAATTGTAAATCCATCAAGAAGATTGTCTCCCTCAACATCTATCAATTCTGGAAGTAGTGGTTGTTTCAATTTTAGTTTTAGTTCATTTCCATCGTATCCAGAATTTGTAATCAAGTAGTAATCATTGTTGTATTGTAGATAAGTTTTGAATCTTTCAACTCTATTTAAATCTAATTTTAAGTAAAAGTTTGTCCAACTAACTACCTCAAAATTTACATCTTCAAGTTTAAATGCAGAACTAACTTCGTGGTCACTCGGATTAACACTACCAACACTATCTACAAAGTAACCATTTCTTCTTAATCTTTTATATTCGTCTTTTAAGTTGTGTGAAACTTTAATCTTATCTTCACTCAATACCTCATCAATTTTTACTTCTAAATCAAAGTACACTTCAACAAGGTGATTACTAACATTGTATCGTTCTCCAAAATCTTGTACCCTTGGTGAATTTTTATTAGATTTACTCCAGTCAATATTTACTTCATCATTACTTTCGTCGTAAGTGTATACTGGATATATTGGGTCTGCTTTAGTGTCCCACATAGTGTGAGTCTTGGCGTTTGTTCCTTTAATCCCGTGACGACGACTTGCTGGTGTTCCTTTTGCTAACCACCAATCTTTTGGTAGATTACCCTCATCGAATAAATTTTCTTTTGCTCCAACAATCTGGGGTGTTGGTTTGATGTAATAATTTGATATACCTGAATATCCATCAAGGTCTGTATCGTTTAGTGTTTTCTTTTCCATTCTACCATATTCATTATGGTTAAAAATTTGAATTGGAAATGATGAATCATATGGTTTATTTCCATATTTACGACGCAGTATTGATGTTGGTCGTATATTACGCTCTCCCGTTCTTTCGTCTCCGTGTCTATGGTCTTGACCTTCAGTTCTTCCAAAGTCTACAACATACTTTTCGTGTTTAGGAACCCATGCTCTCATAAAGTTTTCAAAAACAATTGTTGAACCTTCCATTGCTTTTTGAAATTTAAATTCAGCACCTTCTTCAGAAGTGTTTTCACTAATTAATGTCAAGTCTTGAAAACTATTACCACTAAATTTAATTGATTTTATTGGAGCTGATTGTCTATGATTAGGAACTGCCACTACACTTAAATCAAGATTTCTTAAATTATTTCTGTAAACTTCATTACCTATATTCTCGTTAGGTCGTAATATTACTTCATCACCTTTAGTATTGGTTTTGTCTAATGTGTATGTAAATTGTTGTATAAATATTTCTTGTTCTAAATCAACAACATCATCAATGAGTTTGAAAAATCTTCCTTCATACGCACCACCAACTGGTCCCAATCCATAAGGACCATCATAAATCTCACTTGTATCTTCATCTATTTTTTCATATGTGAAAAATTGAATATCGTCTCCGGCAATCTTTCTTAAGAATTTATATAAAACTCTATAATCACCATCATTGATTCCTAAATCTCTTAGGTGTTTTCCGATATTTAATTTTAAATATTTTAAATCAAAGTCTGGACTTAAATCTCTAACTCGTAAAGTTGTTTCATTTACAATCTCATTTGTTTCAATATCATAAACGCACAATTTAACATAATCTTTTTGTCCAAGATATATTCCGGTTGGGTCGCTTTCAAAGTTATTAAAATCAAATACTCTACCAAATGTTGAAATGTTTGTTTGGTTAGGTTTGAAGTAAGTTGATAACTCTCTTTCTGTAAATCCGTAGTTAGGCATTATTCGTCCTTAAAGTCTTCAAAGGTTCTGTTTATTTTGTCTAAGTATCTATCGTTGAAATATTCTTCTTTAATATCAAGTGTAACTTGTTCGTATTCTGGTTCTGGTTCTCCTACGATTATACCTTTACCAAAAGCTTCTGGGTCTTCAAATGAAACTATAAATCCACGACCATCTCGTGTAAGACTTGTATTAAACTTTGGATTAGTTAAGTAATCAGTTCTTTTTGCAAGAATCTGTTTTCTAATTCTTTCTTTTTCAAGTTCTCTAAATCTTCTAAAATGTTCAGAGTTTGTTTTTTGTATCGCCTCTTGTGCTGATTTAAATGGCATTACCTTACTACCCTAAATTCGTAATTATCATCATAGAAATTTATTTGTTCATCTGTTGTTCCACTACCACTAACAACCTTAACACAAAAACGATAATTTCTTTCTGCTTGTAATCCGTTCATTTGTATATTGAAGAAATTACCAGTTGAATCACAACTAACTTTAGAACCCGTTCCAAATGGAATAATTACTTCTTCTGTATCCGCATCTCTAACTGAATAAAATGCTGATGCACTTGGTAAGAACTTAACTGATAACTCAGCAGGGGTTGTTGAGAAAGAAGTTGTTGGATATAATTCTCTACCAACCAATCTTAACTTAACAATAGAACCCTCTTTGTATTCTGTTCTTAGGTTTTTGAAATATATTTTTAATCTTTCTAAATCAGTTGATGATAATGCTGATAAACTTCCTGTTGAAAAAGAACTATCGTCCCACACTACTTCTAACTTAGGTGGATAGATTGTATGGGTTTCTCTTGAAAAGAATTTTAAATTTCCTAATCTATCTGAACTACTTTCATCTTGTGTAGAATCTCCACCCGGATTAAATGAAAAATCTGCTGAACCCGTATGAAGTGATTTTCTCTTTACAATAAATCCTCTATTAGGATAAACTGAACTTGAATAAATGTGGTTCTTAACTAAGTCTGTCACATCTGCTCTAACATCTTTTTTGTCAAATGTTATTTGATATGACGAACTAACTGCATATTGTCCAGTTTTATTCAACCACCAACTACCTCCGTCGGTCAATGTTGTTCCGGAAACCCAAGGTGTTTGATTTTCGTGGTCACGATATTGATAAGTTACTCCGTCTGATGTTACTGGACTATGGTCAAGTTTACCTGTTCCTTGTTTCCAAGCACTTCCACTAACCATATGAACAAATACACTTTGCTCTGCTTCTACTTCTTCTGAAGTTGCGTCATATAAATTTAAATAAAATTTTGCAGAAGCAGGAATCTTTCCACTTTGAATCGATTCTGAAATATATGTGTAATCAAAGTCAATCAATATTCTTGATATGTTTGATACTGCTCCACTTTGATTGACATTTTTATTAATTTCTAATATCTCATCTAAACCTGTATTGATAGAACTTGTTGTTCCACCTGAATAAATGGTTGCGTCTCTTTTTCCAAATTCAAAATAATGCATTATATTTCTCCCAATACTCTACCAACAATGTCGGTGTTTGGATATTTCAATTCAAATATACTTGGGTCTTTTGATGGATAAACTACACCATCTCTGGTTGCTTGTTCAATATCATAAACATTTCCACTATATCCACTTGATGTTGTAGCTTTATTTTCAACAACTATCAATGGATTTCCATTATCATTTCCGTCTGGTGGAACTACACTTGCTACACCTTCTACTAATGAAATCTGATATGCTACATCACTCAATATAATTGGTTGATTGATTTGCCATTTGTCTATATTGAAGTGATTTCTAACTCTTTGTATACATTTGAACAATACATCATTTTGATTAAATCCTCTCTGTGTAATAATTCCAAACTTAATTCCAAAGTTAATAATGTAAGCATTCTTTAAATTTATTGCGTCTGTAACCATTCTGTATTGTGATAAATACATTTTTAAATTCTGCTTTACTGCTTCATTTAATTGTGTCAAATATTTGTTATTATCATAACCGAGTAAATACATATTCAATGCCAAAGGATTATCAATCTCTTCCGTATTATTGTTATTTATTTGTAGTTGTTTATCTTGAACAACATATGCTTTTGCAATATTACCATATTTTTGTGGTAAAGAATAAACTCTCGTTATATAGTCTGCTTGTGTAACTGCTCTATTTTGTGCGTTAAAGTATGCGGATGCATTTTGTTTTATTTCAGTTAAGGTTTCTTCACTTGCTCCACCTGATGCTGCGGTTGGATTTGTAAAGGTTAAACTATCTTTTGATGTTTGAACTAATGATGAAGTTAATCCATCTTCCTGAATTGTAAATGTTATATTCTTTGGGAAGGTAATTGAATTACTTCTAACATTGTGTTCAACTTCTCCACCATAACGATATGTAATTGTTAGTGTTGTATTACTTGGTGCTAAACCAAAAGTTCTGGTTTTCATAAAGTTTGTTGGGTCAAATGCTGTATCTAAATGTGATACTCCAAATCCTAAAGCCGAACCAACATTATCTGGATTAGGAACCAATACTTCATCTGGATTATCACTAACACCTGAACCAAATCTTAGTTCCATCTTATTGTCTTCACGAACATAAGTTGTAAATCTTCTTGCCGTCTTAATTAACCTTAACATATATGGTGTATCGGTTTGTAATGAAGAATATGTAGGGTCATTTAAATTAGTATTTTCTATTGATTCAAATACTGTATCTTGTGCTAAAAATGGAACCTGGTAAAACTTATTACTATTACTATCAGTAACGGATACAACTTCAGTTACATTTTGATTTGACAATGTAATCTTATCAAACTTCTTTGCTCCTGTAAATGAGAAAGTTTCTGTTACAGTATCTCCGGACTTTGCTAACACTTTTTTAGTTAACCTAACTTGTGTTGGTGTTGTTCCTGATGCTGGTTTTAGAATTGTATCAACTCTGTTATCCAACGCACTTTTTACTTTAAAATTAACATCATCCAATATGGTAAAGTCAACACCAGTATCTGAACTAATTATTGAATTAGCAGAAACTACTCCGGCATAATCTAAGTCCGGTATACGCCCCCCACTACCATCATTCTTCGTTGGAACTATTTGTGAAACTTCTAACTCTACGGTTGCTGGTATTGCCAATGCTGGTTTGTATCCCAACGATTGTGCAATATCAAAAATGTTTTTTCTTTCCTCTGCATATTCTATTAGAGTTTCTTTAAATTGATTGTCAACATAGTAATTCAATACATCACCGACATACGCTGCCATTTCGATAAACATCATACCTGGTGATGATTCATTGAAGTCATTATGTGTATTTGGGAAGTAAGTTTTTGCAAACTCTAATAAGTTTTCTCTTATTGATGAGAAGTCTCTTCCGAGATAACTTACATCTTTTTTTACTATTTTTTTATTTGTATTGTAATCTACATTAGTAGCCATTTTATTCTCCTACAACCAAGTTAAAGGTTATATTATCAAGTGCGTCTGGTTGAAGTGTTGTTGAGTATTCAAGTGATATCGTTATCTCATTTGGATTAGATTCATTTTGAATAATTATTAAATCATTTATATTAACATAGGGTAACCAAGTATCTAAAGCAATTCTAATACTATTATCAACACCATCTAAGGTTTCAGAATTTATTTGTTCAAACAACAAATCTCGTAAATCACAACCAAAATCAGGTTGGAAAACTCTTTCACCTTTTGATGTCAACAATAGATTTTTAATATTAGACTTTACTTGTTGTTGTATAGTCTTGGATTGTCTAAAAAATCCTGTTAGATTGTGGTCTAATGGAAATTCTATTCCAACATACACATCATCATTTCTATCTATTTCTCTTACATTAGCCATTATGGTCTATAATTACCTTCGCCTTTTTTCTTTTTATCTATTGCTTTCATCAAACCAGAGTAATCACGAGTTAATGCGTTTACAACATCCTCCGGGACCTGGTCAACTTTAACACCTGCCTTTTGAATTGTTTGAACTGCTCCAACTTCTCTCGCGGTTTCTTTGTTTTGTCTTCCACCCAAATTACCATATCCTAAAACTTCTGCCATATTATCACTACCTAATACTCCACCACCTAATGAAGGGTATTCGTCAGTCTGACTTGAACCTAATGGATTTGTCTTGTTCAATACTTCATTTAATGTTTTATTTTTTGAGTATTGTTTTTTAGGTCTTTGTTTTTTTACTACTTTTGGGTTTGGTTTAGAAATCACTTCTGATAATTTGATTTCTTCTTTTTCATTAATAAATATCTCGGTCATCTGTTTTTTGACTTCTTTGCGGACAACTAATTCGATTATTTTTATTAAGTCATTTTTCTTCATTACTACTCCTATTGTACATTTATTTTTTTACTTAAGTAAAGTTTGTTATCTCTAACTTCTTCTAATCTTTTTATTTCATCTTTCAGTTTTAAACTTGGTGGTGTTTCAGTTCCATTACTTGCAGTTAATAATGTTTGTCTTTGTGTTTCCATACCTACAATTACTTGGTTAGCAAGTATAGTAATAAATCCTACAAAGTCATCATTACCCAACACCGCTGGTGAAAGATTATTAGAACCAATATCTATTGTTGGTGAATCTATTTCAACTTTATCTGTTGATTTAATTTCAACATTATCTCTTGAGTAAATACCTATTCCACCTTCTTCACCTTTAGAATTAAATACAATTCTATCTGATTGTATAATTACCTGTGGTTTAAAATATGTTGGATTATTATCAAATGTTGGTGTTACTCCTACATCTTCATACGGAACATATTCATCCGTTGTTAAGTAGAGTGAACTTTTTTCTTCTGATATAATTTTCGAAGATATATCAGAAACTAATCTTTCAGAATAAACTGAACCATTTGTAAATCCACCTGCTACAATTTTTATATTTGGTGATTCCGTTAAATCTCTTTTTTCTTGACCAGGTCCACTACCGGACATAAACTGATTACTACCTAAACGAATTGAGTTACCAAATCGTCCTTGTATAATCGTATCACCTTCTCTTGAGAATAGTTTTCTTGCACGAGAAGAAGGATTAAAATATTTACCAAACTTAAACTCAGTATCTTTTGATGTCTGTCTAAAAGCACTAACACCGAAGTTTGAATTATTTGTGACTGAACCTTTGTTGTTCAATTTAGATAAATAATATCTTTCACCGGAAAACTCACAACATAGAACTTCTTCACCTTGAACTGGAATCTGTAAAATATTTGGGTCCAATGGATAAAATATACTAACCTGACTAAACTTGTATCCCTGTGATGATACATTGTATCTTGCTCTTACGGCACCAATTAAAGATTCGTCAAGAGTATCCGTGAATACTTCAAGAACCTCTGCTGGTTCAAACTTTAACATTAATTTTCCTTAGTGATTGAAGACTCTATTTCATCTTTCTTTATTTGTAACTCTTGAACATCTGATTCTATTGCACTCATCAGTTGTTGTTTTTCTGCTTCTGATAAACCGAACTCACCCTCATCAGATGTTGCTCGTTTTTCAGCTGCTGTAATTCTTTGAACAATTGTTGCTAACTTAACAAGTTGTTCATCGTTCTTAACATTGATTTCTAAATACTCTTTTAGCATAGGGATAATCTGAACGGCTGTATCTCCGTCCTTAATAAATCCCACAACCTCTTTCATTAGAACTTCTAATTGTTTTTTATTAGTGTGAGAATTATCATATATGTCCTTAAAGACATCTGATAGGGTTTTTCCCTCGAATATTTCGTAATCTTTTGCCATAGTTTTTACCTAATAATAAATAGTTAAATGTTAAAAAATAGGGATATATATTTATATATCGGTTTATCTTTTTAAATTTGACTTATAGTTATTATACGAGTCGGATAATACCGACTTTTTTAGATTAATAAAAGGGGGAAACGCAATGAAAGAAACTATGAAAATGGTAATGGAAGCAGTAGGTGGAATTAAAGATATACTACTTCATATTATCGGATTAGGTGTTCTCGTACAATTAGTATTTGTAGGTGGATTCTTAGGCATAGACATTGTGGGTAATCTAATTAATTTAGTAAATCTAATTGGTAATGCAGGATTTGCTGGATTCATATCACTATTGGTGATATTAGGATTACTCAACAAATAAAGGTGGAATTACAAGGGCAGTAGAAATACTGCCCTTTGTTACATCTGTTATAAATTGTCCCAACTACCTGTCCATTTAGTTTCTATGGAACCAGTAGTTAAATAATTTCTTTGTAGATTAACGTGATGTTTCTTCATCACATTAACAACACGAGTAATGTGTTGTGTATTCGAAGTGGTCATTTCTCTAATCATAATGTATAGAGCTTTTTTATTAAAGTTTTCAATGTTCTGACGATTCTCCATTAGATATAATACTGCATTAGCGACATCCATATCCTGTTTTCTTTTAAAAATTGTTGTCAGATTATTGGTCCAATACTCAACAAACAAATCAACATACTCTTTTTTTGCCTGAAGTAAGTCATCTCTTGATGCTTCTTTGACTGGGTCTCGTTTGTAATCAGTAACTTCTTCACCATCAGTTTGTTTCATCTTCTTATAATTGTTGTTGTTATGTAGAATCAAATAGTTCTTAGCAACAATACTGAAATAACTAAATGCTTTTCCTTTACCCTCGGTAAACTTATGCATATTCATATATAGAAAACTTACTACCTCGTGTTTAACATCATCACTCGGAACATCAAAGTAATAAAACTTAAATGTATGAATAATATTCTCTGCCAACTTTTCAAAGGCATTCCTGATATGTTCGTTGTAAATTCGTTCCCTCATATGTGGACGAGTTTCTTTATTGTGTCTAATGATAGCATTCTCTGTATCTTGTGTAAAGTAATATCTTGGTGAACCTTTTTTTGCTTTTCTCGGCATTATAACTCCTCTTCTGTTATTTCGTTTAACTCGTCTATTGCTTCTTTGATTGATGTAAAGATGACACCAACTTCATCATCTGCCTCGAAGTCTCCTTTACTATCAATCTCTTTTAATACTCGTTGAGTATCTTGTATTCTTTGTGCATAATCTTCAATCCAAGTTTCAAGTCGTTCTACTTTTCTCGTTAGATTAAATGTAGTCCAACCTAATGTTATTACGATTAAACTTAGTATTATATATCCTATCATTTTTTCTCTCCAAATAGTTCGTTAAAGATATCCTTAGCGTCTGATGATTCAGTAAACTTATTTTTAACTTCCGTTTTAACCGCTTGTTTAATGTTTGATACTGAGTCCTGGACCTTTTCTGATTCCTTTTGATTATCTCTTTTCCACTCATCATACTCTGCCACGGTAGACATATGGTCTGCCCAATGTAAAATATATGGTAGTCTGTTCTTTAATGACTTTCTTGCGTCAAATACTTTTAGGTAGTATTCATTTGCTTCATCATATAATCCATCTGCTAATTTTATACCGAGAGTTTCGTTGAGACTACACGATACACCATAGTGTTGTAATATAAATAGTCCTCGTTCCGGTGCTCTCATATTTTGTATATCAGTATTTGCGATGTAAATTTCTCCAAGGTTCTTTACTCTCCAATCATTGTCTTGTGGAATGTAATGTTCTTGTTCTAAATCACCGACCTTACCTAAATCGTGATGTAGTGCTGCGAATACCAATTCTTCATCTGACCATTCTACACTACCACCTGCTACTTCAAATAAGTCTGACATCTTTCTTGCCGTGTCAACGACGTGTAGTATGTGTTCTACATACCCACCAACGTGACAATAATGATATTCTTCTTTACCGGATGCCGGTGCTACTATAACTCTATCTTCTAAATCGTCATACATCTTGTTTAGTTTTTCTAATCTATCTCCACTAAATGTATCTGTAACCAATTGTCTTAGTTTAAGATAATTTTCTTTTAATTGTTTTTCGTTTAATTGTTTCATTTGTTAATCTCCATTAGTTAATTATTTTTTATGAAATACAAATATAGGTTCATATTTGAAATCTTTTCCGTCTACATTGACTATGTTCTTTACACTACTTGACATACCACTTCTTTTATTTAAACTGATACCTACCATTTGTGTCATCAACATTTTTAATTTACCTTTATACTCTGCTCCAAGGTCTTTTAATATCTTGACTGAGTCCTCTTCTAAATCAAAGTAATTGTTTTTGTCTATCTTGATTGATGCGATGTTCCAAAGAATATATCTATCATTTTTTGTATAGTTGTAAATTGTTGTCAATGTTGGTTTTAAGAAGTTATCTTTCCAATCATTGTATTGACTGAACTTTCTAAATGATTGATTATCATCTTGTGAATATTGTTCACGATTAAAGTAAGGTGGTGAAGTAAAAGATAAATCTAACTTACCATTATACTTTTGAAACTTTGGATTCTCGTGAATAACTTCTGAACCATCTCTAAATAATTCATAAGTATTTGCTTCAGATACTGACTCAAAGAAATTACCAAACCCCTCTGGTTCTTTATCTATACACTTTTTATTGTAGAAGTCTGCGACATATTCATATCTTGATATACCGAGTTCATCAATAAAGTTGTCTGGATTTGGGTCCGTTCCAACATAGTGAATCTTCTTCTTTGCACTCATCGCTCCAATAATTCTACCACCCCAACCACTTGATGAATCATAAATTGTAAATGGTTCGTCTTGTTCAATGTGGTCTGTATATTTTTCATATAACCATTTTGCAGTTAGAGCCGGAAAGTTTACCGCCGGTTGTGCTCCGAATCCTAATCTAAACGATTGAACTATTTTTGGAAACACTCCCTCAGTTTTATCATACCACCTAACATTGTAAACAAACTTATTAACCTTTCCACTTTTTAAAACTTCAGTATCTGGTATATCACCTAAGTTAGATATTTGTGTATTGTTTAAATATCCGTCTTCCAGTAGTTGTTTAATCTCTTGGGACTCTAAATAAAATATACTACCATAAGTTCTTTCGTCCTCGTCTGGTGTTCCATATCGTTTTAGATTATCGTGTTTTGTTCTGTGTAAAAGAATATCATACTTTTCCCACTTACCAGTAAATACTTTTCCTGCGTGAACATCTTTAATAAATTGAACTGGATTTTGTCCGTTCCAAAATTCATTTTCCTCTGGTTTGTTTGTTAATGAACGACACCAAGCGTACATCGAATCTCGCTTAACCGCTCTATTCATTACTTTAACAAAGTCTTCAAGTTTATCATCTTGACTGAAATGTTCATATATAGACAAGTCTTTTTCATCTGCGGTTGTACCATTTGTGATACGAGTCTTTAACATAGTTGGAAAGAAATGATTAACTACGGTTTGATGTTTGTTAAAGTTTTTAATTACACCTAAAGATTCTGTATCAGTATTGTCCTCTATAAAAAACTCACAAGGGAACTCTCTTAGTTTACTTAGACCGGTTGTAATTTGTTCTTCATCTTTACCCATTACTGGTGGTTGTCCTTCAACATCCCATTGATGAATAATTTCTTTTCTCATAAGTTTAGCCCACTCTGTGAACTCCTCTTGATTCATAGATAGTAACTCGTGATAAGTTTTATTAGATTTAAATTCCGAGAACTTACTTTTCTCGTAGAAGTATTTTTTCATAACCATTTCCCATTTTTATATTGTTATTAATATACAACATTTTTGTTCCGTTGTCAAGAACTTTTTTTAATTTGTAATAAATTTTATGTCCTCATTTAAATTTGCTTTCTTGATTTTAGCTTCTGTAAATTTATAAGGTTTTACTCCTGGCGATTCCAATATATCAATACGATTTACAAATCGTTTATTCATTGTATC